TCCCATCGAAATGGATTTGATGAACAAAATTACTAGCAGGGCATACGGCGCGAGGTTCGCCCAACGTCGTGTTCCTGATGAAGATAAATAAACAGTACTTAAATCAAGTTAGTTATTCGCTTAACAACACATAGGAGTATTTATGGCAAAGCGAGAAGCAGAAGAAATTGTCGTCCCTGTTGAGGCAGTTGAAGCCTTCACGGACGAAGCGGCCCACGTGACGGGCACGAAACAGCGGGTCTTCACTGAAGACGAAGTGGAAAACATTCGTAAGCAGGAGAAAGACAAACTCTACCGGCGCATTGAGGAAGCGGATAAGCGCACCAAGGCGCTGGAAGAGCAGTTGGCTGTCCTTACCCGTGACCGTGAGGAGGCCATTAAGAAGGCTCAAGAAACCGCTCGGGCTGAGGAAGAGGCGCGCCGTAAGCGCGAGTTTGAGGAACTGAGCGCCAAGGAACTGCTATCCCGCAAGGAAGATGAGTTTAACGTCAAAATTCAGAACATTGATGCTGAATGGCAAAATCGTTTTGCTCAAATTGAGCAGGAGCGCCAAGCCCAACAAGCCCTTCTCGAGAAAGAGCGTGCGCTGCGCGACCTTGAGACATACCGCCAGCGCCGAATGCATGAGGAGCAGGAAAGCATTATTCCTGAATTGATTGATTTGGTTGCAGGAAACAATGCTGAAGAGGTTGATGCGTCTATTGAAATCCTTAAGAACCGTAGCGCTGCTATACTTTCTAGTGTTCAGCAGGCGACACAGCCGCGCGTCGTTAAAGGCGCTCCGGTGACTGCTCCGCCCGTTGGACCTATGGAAACCCAAACGGAATACCAAACGTTGAGTGCGGATGACATTCGCAACATGTCGATGGATCAGTATGTTAAGATGAGGGATAGGTTATTGAACTCTCGACCCACACGGGGTCGGTTCTAGAAAAAAATCCATCACATTTCGGAGGAATCTAAATGGCCCTTCCAGCCCCAGTAGGCGGTGCGATTACAGGCGCCGGACTCACGTCAGTGACGACGACCGGTTACTCAAGTGACGCAACCCTCTCTCCCGCAATTCAACAAATTTGGAGCAAGGAGATCTTGTTCCAAGCGATGCCTGTTCTGCGCTTTGAGCAGTTCGCAGTGAAGAAGACCGAACTTGGTGTCATGCCGGGTCTCACGATCAACTTTATGCGTTACACGAATCTTGGCGTGAACGAGTCTACCGGCGCGACCCTCACTGAAGGTGTTCGTCTTGAGCCGGTTGCTCTTTCGGCTTCGCAAATTCAGATCACCGTTGGTGAGCATGGGCAGGCCATTGCGGTCACTGAGTTGCTCCTCAACGCGGCGTTTGACGACGTGATGGCCTCGGCCTCGCGTCTGCTTGGTCGTCACATGGCGCAATCCATGGACATTCAAGCCCGCAACACGCTGTATCAGAACGCTGTTCCGTTTGCTGGTGGCGCCGCCGTTCCTCCGTCGGTGGTTTTTGGTCGCCTGACCAATGGTGCAACTCGTGGTTCAATTGCTCCGTACGAGTACAGCGCTGCTGGTAACGCTACTAACCCGGGCTATTTCTCGCCCGCAACCGTCAAGGATGCAGTTGAGATTTTGGCTGGACTAAACATTCCTCGTCTGGGCGACACTTACGTGTGCTTCGTTCACCCGTCGCAGAGCCGTGCGCTCCGTGACTGGCCGGAGTTCATTGAGGTCACCAAGTACGCTGCTCCGGGCAACTTCATGCTTGGTGAGATTGGCCGCTTGTATGACGTTGTTTTCATCGAGACAACGCAAGTCAAGCAGGGTGGCGGTCCCGCCGACATTGACAGCGGCTCGGCTGGCACGCAGGCTCCTGCCGCATCGTCGTACAGCGCCCTTATGATCGGTGACAACGCCTTCGGTCATGCCATTGCCCTCCCGGTCGAACTCCGTGACGGTGGTGTCATTGACTTCGGTCGTGAGCACGGTCTGGCTTGGTACGCGATTTGGGGCTTCGGCATGATTACCGCCGAGTCTCGTGTCGTTATCAACACCAAGGGTGGCGCAATCGGGGATTCCTGATATTGTTCTTAACGAAGAGGGTGGGGACAACCCCCACTCTCTTCGTTAGATCATTTATAAATAAGTAGGAGACAAAATGGCACGTAAAAAAGTAATTAAAGAATTTACAGAACAACCCGAAGCGCTCTACATTACGGATATTCCAGAGGCTGAAATTCTTGACTCTGAGATGAAGGACGGAAATGTTTCTGCCCGAGTTAAGGGCTCTTGGGTAATGTTTTGGGATACCAAATCGTACTCTTTTGTTGACGGTCAACGCTACAAACTTCCGCGTGAACTGTTCAACTATCTTAAGAGGTCAGGAAACATCTACGACACGCTCTGAGGTTTAAATGGCTGGATTTACTGTACCTAACGCAAACGCTGTTGGAACATCAATTCAAAGCCTTGATCAAGCGGAGCCGGACTCTCTAGACTTTTCCGTTCTTGGAAACCTCAAATATGGGGTATTAAACGGCTTTGACGCAACCATCAGCAACGTAGGTAACGGAAGTGCTGCTGTTACCGCTGGTGAAGTAATTATTGACGGCGAATATGGTTACGTTACGGCAGACACTGTTGCGCTTACTGCCCCAGCCGCAGACCCTAGATTTGATCTTATCGTTGCCCAAAAGGGCGGCGGAACTTTTGTGCTTAACACCGTGGTGGGTGCTAGTAGTGCCACAAACCCAGTATTTCCTACTCTGGCCAACACGCAAATTATTCTGTACGCTCTTTACAGAAAATCTGGAGAAACTTTAAACAACAACAGTGTTGTTGATAAACGTCGGTTTGTTTCCACAACAATTCGTAGCGGAACAAATACTCCTAACGGCGCACTAGGAGTAGATGGTGATTTGTACATCCGCACTAGCGTTACGCCCGCGGCGGGACAAGCATCCCTGTATGTCAAACAGGGCAACTCATGGCAAAACCTTGCAACGTACACCGGGCCAGAATTTGAAGAGCCGCTTAATTCATTCCTGTTGGTGGGGCTGTGACCAACGAATCAAACTTGCTTTCCCCGAGTGGCACTGCTGCAGACATTACTCGCGTACGTCGAGTGACCATTGCAAGATTTCGAGAACAGCAACCTGCTCTTGGACAAGAGCGACAAGACACTGTTCCCGGAGCGGGCTCAGGCGATCAACCGTAATACAGTAAACTGTAGTTATGGGACACTCTGTATTTGATTTAATTACAGTCGACAAGGTAACTGCAATTGCGCGTACCTTTCTTCGTGATTTTCCTAAATTCTTTCAAGTTTCTTTTAATGCGGTTGGTCGTACCTACGAATTGGGCCACCCCAACATTGATAAGGATAAGTTGTGGGTAGCCACTTACACCGTCGGCAATCCCACCCAAATCACTACAAACACAAGTGCCAGCACCTATTACTCACTAGATGACCGAAACGGGATTTTGCGGTTTAATGAATCATTTTCCGCAAACACGCAAATTCTAATTGAGGGCCAGTACTACGAATGGATTTTGCCCGCCGATCTTGAGTTTTATGCAACGCACTCAATTGAGCGACACATTTACAACCTTCCTATTGCCCTTGAAAACATGTCAAATATTGTCATTGACACTATTGGTATGGGAACGGTTGTTGAATCACTTTGGGGTTTGTTGACGGAATACAGTCGAGACATTGATGTGATGACTTCTGAATCCATTCACATTCCAGCAAGTCAGCGATTCCGAATGGTTCAAAGCCTTCTGGATTACTGGTCAAAGGCGTATGAGAAGCAAGCAAAGGCTCTTAACATTGGTCTTGATCGCATTGAGATTATGAATCTTCGTCGCGTTTCTCGAACCACTAATAGGCTTGTGCCGCTGTACAAAGCACGCGAACTTGGGGAATATGGGCCAATTGAACGTATTTTCCCAGAGGTTAGCGATGGAATTATTGGCATTGAAGAGCCGGAAGACGATCTGTTAGAGGACGTTTATGTAGACGTTCCTCCGGGTGTGGGAACTAATAGTGCTGCAATTTACGGGATTTAGTTTGTGGACCCTCGGAGAGAACTTGCCCTAATCCGCAAGAACTATAGGCAGTATCACCAAACGGTTGGCGAAACCATTACGTGGTTTGAATTTATCCCGGTTAAGGTCGGTGGAAGTTCACTAGACGACGTGTACGACGAAGGTTCTGTTGGGGGTGGCGGGAAAAAATATAAATCTGGAATTGTTATTCCTGTATTGATGGTGACTGAAACTGAAGATACAAAACGAGCAATTCCTGAAGGTCGTCAACCTGTTCAAGTTGTCAACGCTGTTGCGTCAATTCAAGACATGCGCGATGCCGGTGTTGCTGAACCGTATGAGTATCAGCGGCACCTAAATGACATGTTTTTGTATGATGCCCGCTACTTTGCTGTCAGTATGTACCGTGTTCGTGGTAGGGCCAGAGATGACGTGTTGGTCGTAATTGAAGGACTTGAGGTCTATATTGATCAAGAAATGGTCAATGATCCGGGGCCGCAAGCCATGGCAATTACTGATTATCCGTGGCCCGCATCACTACCCACTTCTTCCTGATAAACTAGCCACTGCGTGGTGCGCGCCACGCAATACAACGCCTAGAATCTGAGGAGTGCCTTGATGGCTAAAACTACGCCTGCACTTACGGGTTCTAAAACTATTGTTGAAGGTTTTCCAGCGCAGATTCAATACCTTAGCGAAGCCTTTCTAGGGTTTGAAGACATCTTGGCGGAGGCTGTTGTCCCAGCCGTCATTGCAGAAATTGACCGTATTCGTACCGCTCTTGTTGACAAAGAACCTCAATACGCAGAAATTGTTGAAGACGTAACTATTCTGTGGGATGGCAAAGAACGAGAGTTTAAGTATCGCATTAAAGGGCCCTCGGCTCAAAAGGCCCAAGAACTTGAATACGGCCCTCCTGCTAAGTCACTGCTGCGGCATGAGGTTATTGAATCTAATAAAACGCTAGGAAAAGCAATCAACAACAACCTTAACCAGTTGCTAGGCTTTGGGAAAACCTCGCTATGAAAACTGGGCTCATACTGGCGGAAGATGAGGCAATTAAGTTGCGCTTTTCTAATTGCTTCGTTGAGGATGACCGTAATGATCAACGCCCTGTAAAAGTATTCTTTCGATATCCCGAGGGGGAAACAGAACGAGAATACCCTTTTATTACTATTGAGTTAATTGATATTCTTCACGCAACTGATCGCCAACATTCTGATTTATATATCTATTCAGGCGGGGCTGGTGCTTGGGAAAATAATCCTGCACAATTTGATTATTGGCCCAGCGTAAGTGCCAGCGTGTCCGGCTCTTCCACGACATTTTTTAAAAAGACTATTGAGTTTATCCCTATTGACCTTATTTACCAAATCTCTACTTATTGCCGAAGTGCTCTTCACGATAGGCAACTTACCTCACGGCTACTAAGTCGAGTAATCCCGTTCCGCTTTAACTCCATCAGCATTGCTGCCGATGGCACTACGCGGAGGCTGGACATGCTGGACTGGACAAACGCCGACCTCCTAGACATGGAGGCTGGCTTCCGGAAACGCATTTTCCGTAAAGTATTGACCGTTAGGATGTCGGCTGAAATCTCAACTGATGATTACAGCGCTATTGTTACGGGCAAGCCCGTGTCCACGATTAATAGTACAATTAGTCACCAAACATCGGTTTTTAACCCGTAACCCCTTTCACTTCAACTACACATAGGAGCAATCATGGCTTACGAGCGTCCGGGAGTGTACGTCAACGAGACGGCATTCTCAACGAACATTAGCACTACGCAAGGTGTGACCGCCGCTGCGTTTATGGGAGCGGCTGAGCGCGGGCCTACTTCGCCCGTTGCCGTTACTTCGTGGACTCAGTATCGCAGTCTTTTTGGTGATCTTAACAACGAATACGATCTTGGGTTTGCTGTTTACCACTACTTTGCTAACGGTGGACAAACCGCGTATGTTACTCGCGTGATTGATGACACGGCGGCAAAAGCAAGCAGCACGCTTCAGGGAACTCCCGCTGCGGGAGCGGCTGCCAATCTGTGGACGCTTGAGGCCAAGTCTGCCGGTGCGTGGGGCAACAGCATGACTGTTGACTACTTGTTTGATCCAACAACACTTGCTACGGTGGAATCTGCTCCAAAGTTTACTGTTGACACGCTTTTTACCGTTACGGTTAAGGTGGACGGCACTGAGGTGGAGAGTTGGGCCGGGTTGTCAATTGACCCTGCTGAAAACCGTTACATTGGCACGGTTCTTGATCTGTACTCTGCATACATCACAACGGCCAACGTTGCGACTGTAAGCGGCAGCGCACAGTTGACAATTTCTGGAGTTGGCGTGGACGACTACGTTACTACGGGAACGTTTAGCGGTGGTAATGATGGTGTTGGTGCAATTGACGCCGCTGACTGGACTACTGCACTCAACAACCATGACACGTTGGCGCAGGTTCTTCTGTTTAACCTTGTTGGTCAGACAAACTCTACAATTGTCAATAACGCCATTGCCAAAATGGCGGCGCGAGGCAATTCGTTCCTTATTGTGGACACGCCCAAGACGGCAACTACAAAGGCTACACTTGAAGCCGCTGTTTCGGGTTACTCCCAGTCTGGATTCGCCGCGGTGTATGGCCCTGCTCTTAAGATGTTTGACCCGACCAAGACCGGCGCTTCTGCTATCCGCACTACCTTTGCTGGCGGCGCGGTTGCTGGGGCATACATTCGTTCAGAAATTGCTCGCGGTGTTTCAAAGGCTCCGGCTGGTTACAGTCTGGACGTTCGAAACGTCTACGGCCTTGTTGCCAACTTGACTGAGGCGGAGCAGGGGCTTCTGTACAAGAATCAACAAATGAACATCTTTACGACAGTTCCGGGAGTTGGTGTCATCATTAACGGTGCCCGTACCCAAGCCCGCAACACCTCTGAGAAGTTTATTACGGTTCGCCGTTCGTTGAACTTCCTTAAGCAAACTCTCAAGGAGTCGACGGCGTTTGCGCTGTTTGAGCCTAATGATGAGCGTTTGTGGTCCGACTTGACTGTTAAAGTTTCGGCACTGCTCA